TGGTGTCATGTTTTATCTTACAAGAATGAAATTAAAATGATATTAATATTCCCTATAGAAGAACTAAAAAGAATAGTTAGGGAGCTAGTAGACAAAAAAGAAGCTAAGGTAGTTATGGGTGGTGATAATAATAAGTCACAGCTCGTACTGGTACCCTTAGATAAACTGAAAGGAGTAGCATGAGATATAGAGATGAATTAGAGCTAATAATAATGATAGGAATACTGGTAGTAGGAACTATTGCACTTGTAATGTTAGTGAGGTCAGCATGGATATAATGAAAAAAATTGAAGAGATATATCCAGAGTGTACAGATGCCTTAATGAATAACTTTGATAGAGCATACGACCTTTGGGCAAGAAAACAGTCAGACTACGGTGACTCTAATATCCGACTTGGGCTTGACCTAAACTCCTCCTCATCCGAGCGTTCGCAAAACAATAGGTTAGCCCAGTTGGGTGTAGTGATAAGAATGAATGATAAAATTAGCAGATTAATAAACCTATATAAGAAAAACATGGAAGATACATCTGCTGTAACAGAATCGATAGAAGACACAGCTCTTGATATAATGAACTACGCTAATATGCTGATGGTATTGCGTCAAAATAAGTGGGGTAAGTAATGAATAATATAGAAAATATGTTTGCAGAGAGATTTACACTACAAGAAGATGAAAATTATGTAGAAAATTTTTTGCAAAAAGCACAAACAAATATAGATAAGAGGTTATTAAAGGATGATGAAGATTATCAAGATACTCGTATTATTATGTATGGACTCTTAGATTTGCATACACCAAATGAAATACTTGATATATTGAATTTACTTATTAAAAGATACACAATTATGAATAGAGAAAGTTTAAATTACTCATCAAATTTTTATATTGTAGCTATTATAGAATATGTACAAGATAGAAAGGTTAATTTCAATATAAACACAACATCATATACTCAATCTGAATCTGAAGAATGGTTTGATAAGTCTAAGCGACCATATTTTGCTTTTGACGCTAATCATAAATTAGTAAAGATAATTGATAATTTTGATAGAAAATCAAGCAACCTAAATAAAGGAGAATAAAATGACAATTAAAGACTTTAGAAAACTAGATAATGGTGGCAAGGTAAAGGGTTTCATGACTATCGTAACTAACGAGGGTTTTGAAATGAAGAACTTTAAGCTGATTGAAGGAGCTAATGGTTTGTTTGTTGGTGCACCTAGCCAGAAAGGTACTGACAAAGAAGGAAACGAGAAGTGGTATGATATGGTGTGGATTCCTAAGGAACTAAATGAACAGCTTGTAGACCTTGTTGCTAATGAGGTAGACATGAACCAAGAGTCAAACCCTGTACCATTTTAATGTGGACAGGGACAACCACGAGGGGTAAAGTTGTGTATGTACAGAGAGAAGAACTAGAAAAAGCACACTCTAAAATAATGGAGCAAAATAAACAGCTCTTGAAAAAGATAAGTGAAATGTCTATATTATGGGAGCAAACATTAAACATACTACTGTCATATAATCCGAAACTTGCAGAACAAACTAAAGAAGAGTTGGAGAAGATTAATGAACAGACAAGCGATATCAACGATAAATCCAGAAGCGATATTTCTGGATGATGCTTTTGACCAAGCAATCCTAGGCGTAGCTAATGACGCTGACGGAGACCTTGTTGCAGTATACAGTCAGAAAGAATGTATTAGCATTTTAAACGTAGATGGTATACAAGACGAGGACTTTGATTTTTTATGGGCTACGTTTATAGAAACATCCAGAGGTAAGGGAGCTCCAATAATATTCACACATCTATGGGAATTTTGTGAACACTAAAACATGGAAGCTTATACAATACTGGAGAAATAAATATAACTCAACACCTAATGGCTGGGCAGTAGCATATATGGTAGGTGAGGAGTATGTATCAGATGTAAGTAAGCAATCACCATCAAAAAGAAATGTCAAGAGTAACAAGAAGACTAAAGAACCAGCCTTTGACTTGCAAGATGTGTAAAACCTACACGCTTGGTAAGCCAGTTTACGAGTATGTGTTTTGGGGTGACCCAGAGCCAATAAAAATATGCCAAAAATGTGCAAAGAGAGAGCATGGAAGTAGAAATAAAAAACCACTACCAGAATTATAGGTAAGCAGAGATGCTTTCAAGTCGAGAAGGAGAATTGAGGAAGGGCAAATTGTTAACAGGAGCTTGTTATAATTTGGTGCAAACCTTCCTCTTGACTCCATGATAACAATGTTATCCATATACGTCCCACTGATTTTTACGCTACACGCATCACATGAACTATATAATTTTAATAACCCCAGAATCAACCCCAGAGGTACATACGTCCTACTACAATGGGAGCCAGATGATTTTTACGCAGATGTACATAATATTCATAGACCATACTTAAAGGCTAAAGCAGATAACTACTTTAAAAGAAAAGCAAGGATAAAATATTGGCAAAGAAAACAGCTAGGCAGAGAGTAGTAAAAAGACTGGATGATGTTACATCCAAATATATTAGAGAGCGTGATGCAAAGTGCGTCCAATGCCAGACCACTGAAAACCTCACAAACGGGCACGTCTTCTCCAGAAGGTCGTACTCAACGAGGTGGGACATATCTAAGGATGGTAATTGTCATACTCAGTGCTGGGGCTGTAACTTTAAGCATTCTAAAGATAACTACGATTATTTTAAATGGTATGTAGATACATTCTCCAAGGATACGTTTGAGAACCTACGCTTTAGATACAAAGAGACTAAGAAGTATACTACAATAGAATTAGAGGAGTTGTATGAGGAACTAACCTTAGCATATAAGGAGTTACTAAGTGAAAACCAGACTAACCAATAAAGATAGGATAATTGATTCATTAGACGCTACCCTAAGAGACTTAGAGATAAGGGCTTGTTGGGTCGGTTTAAAGGCTACAGAGATGAACTACACACAGAAGCTAGAGTACGTTATGTCATTCTGGAGCGTAAGCAAAGAAACTGCAGAGAAGGCATTGTATAGTGACAAAACTATCAGCCAGTGATAAGGGATATGTAGGAGAGCTATTCTGTGTCTTTTATTTAAACTTGCACAACTACTCAGCAATGATAGTTCCAAATCGTAGACCCTACGATGTAGCGATGGAACACGATGGAAAGCTTATTAAGGTGCAAGTAAAGACCAGCACCTATAAGAACCATGAGAACAAGGGATATGATGCTGGGTACTGCTATAGCATTAACAGACGTAGTAGGATTACCAAGAACAATAAAGTCTTTCACTACTACGAGCACTACAATGATTTTGATTGTGATATATTTGCTTTTGTACAGCCTAGACTTTATAAGATTGCATTCTTCCACGTTAAGCAGATTGATGTAAAGTACAGAAAGATATTAAGACCAGAGCACTTTGAGGACTATCCGATTGAGAAGGCTTTGGAGTATATGTAAAAAAGGGAGCCGAAGCCCCCTTTTCTATTGCTGATTTGTGAACCTAGTTATTGTCGCTCATCTATACACTTAACACATAGAGGTAAATCAAAACCATCATCTTCAGTTTCTAGTATAGGATACCAATCTACATCATCTTTAAGCTCTTCACAATCAAAGCATCTTTCAAAAGCAGGAAGTATAGTTAAAGCCATTACTTACCCCCTTCCACTAGTATGATATTAACTTTACAGCTTTCTGGATTATGAGTATCAAACTCTAAGCCATGTTCAAAGGCTAGCTTATATAGTTTGATTTGCTCTAAATCATAATCAGTATCTGGTACCATTGTGATTTCTGTAACTCCACTTGTTGGTTCTTTTCTTAGTATTTGTATTGCGTATTTCATTATGCCACTCCTTTTAAGTAATTATGTATTATAAAGTTAATGTGCTTACCTACACTACGATGGTTCTTTTTAGCATCTTTATCAAGAGCTTTTTTAATTTCTAAGTCCATCATTACATTTACATTTTTTTTCATTTAGTTCTCCAATTCAGTTAAATGTTCATCTACATTTTTAGCAACATAATTAGGAATATCAGATAAATATTCTTTTGTGCCATCTTCCCAAGTTATTTTTATAGTCCAATGTATTATTTTCATTATGCTATATCCTTTCCAATGTAGATTTGTGTTTCATCTTTTTCACATTCAATAAAAACAACTTTACCTTTTAGTATTTTCTGTATGTCATCTTCAGTTAAGCTAACACTTACTAAATGACTATCGTTGCAAGATTCTTGTATATTCATTTCACTACTCCTTTTCTGTTATTATTTTAATTAAGCAATTTGATGTGATTCTTCCCTTATGAAAATCATCTTCAAATTCTTTTGTATCTGTGTATACTTTACCATAACATTCAGCATTTAATTCTGTAAGTAGGTCGTATTTACTGTCAATTTGCTCAAAACAATCATCACTACATTCATCTAAGTCTATCATTAATATTTTCATAGTATGCTCCATTTTATAAGTTTAATTAAGTAGTACCAGATGACTAGACTTGAAACAATCAAGCCTAGCCATACCCAACCTCTGGGGCTAATCATTTTTACCCCTTGTTAGTTTGATAAATTCAATGTGGCACTCTCTTAATGTGTAGTCTCTATAGTGCTCTGCTTTGAACCTATCTCTTATTATCCAACTCATATCTTCCATCTCTGGTAAGAACTCCATAGTATAACCAAGTTCATAACCACCATCTAGTAACCAGTCCTGTGCATAGTCTTTAAGTTTCATTTTGCTACTCCTTTTGTTTTATGAACGCTAAATCAATTTATTGCAATTATTTTTAATATGCAAGAACTTTCTTTAACATTCTTTAATTAGTTCCTAGACCTCTCGGTTTCTGCACCCCCATTGTTGGAGGTGCTTCATCAGTAGGATTTATTTTAGTATGAAATCACTAGCTTTTTCAGCTCTGCCACCAGCCCATATAATCCAACTAGGCTCACTCTTTAACTTCTTAGCCCAGCCCTTGCAATAGGCAGATGTATTCTCCATAACTCTCTCAGATTCTAATCCAGCTTTATAGCATAGTATTGCACTACCAATTTCAGCAACAAGCTCTTCCTTAGAATACTCATGACTACCAAAGTAATTACTCTTTGTTAAGGTGTCTCTATTCAATCTGCTTTCATGCCCAGTGCTGTGAACCATTTCATGAAACATGGTGCTGTAAAAATGCTGTTTGCCATCCTCTTCATTTTGACCAACTTGCAACGCTTTTTCAACAGATTGCTCGATAGTAGGAACCACAATCATGTCATCAGATGGAGCATAGTAAGCTCTATCACCAAGCTTTTCAGTAATCTTAAGAGTTTTGTTTTTAGATTTATAGTTAGAAACTATATCATCTGCAACCTTGATTCTATCAACTGGCTCTGGCTTTTCTGGAGTTTCTGGCATCTCAATACCCTCGCATTGCTCGATATTGAATACAGTAAAAGTTTTAAGGATAGGTCTATTGTCGGTTACTGGAACCCCATCATCATCTAATATCACATTACCAGTAGAGTCTTTAACCTCATACTCAAAGAACTTCCAGAATACAACTGGAGTACCCTTCTCACCACGCTTAACTGAACCACCAAGCTGTTTAGCTCCATTGTAGGTAACCCATGAATTGAACTGATAACCCTTAGTCATCATAACCATAGTCAAGATGATTGTGTTAGAACCATGATACTCTTTTTTTGAATTGTAGTTATGAGGGGCACCACCAATCTCTGAACTAGCCCAAGGCTTAATCCAAGGGCAGATATCTTTGTTAAGTCCATCAACAATGATGTCGGTTACTTTCTTACAGATGTCTTGTGTTGTTTGTCTCTTTTTCATTTTTGCTACTCCTTACTTTGTTAATGTTGAACGCTCCACTAAGTTAAAACACTTTAAATATTAGATGCAAGAAAAATCTTTAAAAAGATTTAAAAAAGATTAAATCCTGGACGACAAAATTCATTAAAAAAAATTATTTACTTACTTTTAAATAAGGTGATTTGTATCACTTTTTTGTATTATACTATGCGTATGATAGAAGTATGTTTATTTGCACTGGGCGTTGGTACTGGCTATGGCTTGTCCACGCTCTCTATTTATATGGGCAACAAACTGGCTGACAATATGGTACAGAAATTCACAGCACCAGTCCAGACCGAAGATGAGCCTTCTATCGACACAGAAGTGAACCCCATATATGACTTCTCTACATATGAAGAAACACTTAAAGAATACATAGGTACAGACACCACAACCAAAGACAGCTACATCCCAGATGATAGCGAGTTCAAAGAGGTAAACTAATGATACAAAAAATGATGGGTAAAGCAAACAAAAGAAAGAAGCTTTTAACAATGCTACAGAACAAAGTTAGAAAGGGTGGCATGGCTGGACTTATGGGTGCTAAGATTAAAAAGAAAGAAATTAATTACTAGCCTGTAAATCCTGTTAAAACAGGTGAAGAACAGGAAAAATGCAAGCATTATGAAAGAAAATAAAATCGATAGAATCTTGATAAACATCCTTACAAAGTTTAAAAGGACTAGTACAATCATAGAAAATGCGTGTGGAAATGCGTATGAAATAGGCTTTAAAAATGGAATGATAGAGGGAGCTAAAGTTAATGGAAAAAAGTATGCAAATAAGGTAGCTAAAGCCCTTAAAAATCAATATAAAATATAGAGGATGACTATGAAGACATACAAGAGTAAAAAGGGTGCCAGAAAGTTTAAAGATGGCAAAGAGGTTAAAGAGCCTAAGATGATGCTTAAAAGAAAGAGAGATGGTAAAAGGATGTCAGCTAGGCAAGCAATGAAAGAGAGGATGCGTGAATTTATGATGGAGCGTGCTGGAGCAAAAACTACAAAAACCTTAAGAGATATTGCTAGGAATCCAAAAAATTATAAGCCCTATAAAAGCAAGAAGAAGTGAAAGGTAGATATATCTATAGGGATTCTAGTGAACCTATAGCAGATAAGATAAGACAATATTTTAAGAAGGAATGGATATGCCAAACTACACAGAAGAAGCACCAGACTATAAGCCAGAAGAAGTAAGGTCAGATGGTAGAGATGCTAAAGGCAAAATAACTAAGGGTCATACATTGAACCCTAATGGCAGACCTAAGAAGGGTAAGTCTACTGCTGAACAGTTTAGAAGTAATCCAAAGGCATTAGATATTTTAAATAAGGTAATACAGATAGCATCGACACTAGGCTCAGAGGATGAGCATAAGGATGCAACAAGCTGTGCTAAGGTCGTAGTAGATAAGATTATACCGACACTAAAGGCACAAGATATATCAATAGAGTCAGATTCAGTTACTGGCTTTGTTGTATTACCAAAGGAAGAGCCATCACCGAAGGAGTAATATGGAAGCCCCATGAAGGTGCTCAGACGTTTGCATTACAAGTTAGTGATGTATATGAATGCCTTTATGGTGGAGCTTAATTACCCCCATCATTAAGTTGGTGGGGGATTGATTTGCAAGAGGTGGAGGTAAGACAGATTGTGGAATGGCGTGGCTGTTAAGAGCTACAGACAATCCAGACGCTAGAATGCTAGTAATAAGAAGAAATGCTGATGACCTTGCAGACTGGGTAGATAGAGCACATAAGATGTACCCTCATGCAAAGGTAACTGGGAAACCAGCAACAATAAAGTTTCCCTCTGGAGCAATAATAAGATGTGGGCATTTAAAAGATGAGAGTGCCTACACAAAGTATCAGGGACATGAGTACCAAAGAATATTAATAGAGGAGCTCACCCAGATACCATCAGAAGAAAGCTATTTGAAATTGATATCAAGTTGTAGAAGTACAGTAAAGGGACTAGAGCCTAAGGTGTTCTGTACAGCAAATCCAGGTGGTAAAGGTCATCAATGGGTAAAAAGACGTTTCATACAAGGTCATAAACCAGAGGTGGCGTTTAAAGAGGGTAACTCAAGGTATAGAATGTATATACCAGCGACAGTAGACAATAACCCTACCCTCATGGAGAATGACCCAGATTACGTTGATTTCCTAGAGAATCTACCAGAGCCATTACGCTCAGCGTGGAGACATGGAGACTGGGATATATTTGCTGGTCAGTATTTTACTGAATGGAACCCTAAGATGCACGTCATACCAGAGGATGTAGCTAAGAAGTTCGGATATGGTCAGAGCTTTAATAAAAAGTACATCGGTATAGACTGGGGCTTTAGTGCACCATTTGCGTGTATATGGATAGAGGTAACACCAAACAATAAAGTATTCTGCTATAGGGAGCTATATGGAACAGAGAAGCACCCTTCACAGTGGGGACAAGAGATACTAAATTTGACTGGAGATGAAGAGATATTTATGAGTCTAGGTGACCCCTCAATGTGGGCTAAGAATCCTATGAGCTGGAACAACCCAGCAACACCCATGTACACAGACAAGTCTATAGCAACAGCGTTAGGTCAGTTTGTACCAAACCTAGTACCAGCAAATAACTCTAGGGTAATAGGGTGGAGTAACATGGCACAGCTAATGCACTATAAGAAGGGAGTATTGCCAAATTTCTTTATTATAGATGGGACGTGTCCAAACTTAGCAAGGACGCTACCAGAGATGATAAGAGATGATAAGAACCCAGAGGATATAGACACTACGCTTGAAGACCATATCTGTGATGCAGTGAGGTACAGCTTAACACATATACAAGCACCTCCACAGCAACCAGCTAAGAAGCCAATGCTACAGCAACAGATAGAAAAATTATTAGAGTTTGAAGAAAACGATGACACAATAGATTTTAGGGGAATGAATTGATAAACAATTATAAAGCACAGAGAAACGTAAGAGCAGAGCTCGGAGGAGCAGTAGACCTAGGAGAGCCAGTATCCTTGTACATTAAAGAGGATGAGATTAAATTCTCTTCTAAGAATCTAGCTACTAATGGCAAGTTTCAAGATGGAACTGTAACACCATTCACAACAGGTACTGGTTCTGTCCAGATGGATGCAGTAGAGTTAGCAACCAATCCAGTATCTGGAAGAACATCTCTTAGATTGCAAGTAGGAGACCCAAATGATGTAGCACATGGTGATTTTGATGTTAGCGTAGGAAAAACATACAAATTTAGTTTTAACAGAACAATCCCTAATCACGATAATAACTCTAAATGCAAGTTTAAATTTGGAAATTTCGGTAATTCTCTTTTATATGGAGAAATAGTATCATTTACAAGTAATGCCACAACAGGAGTTTTTAGAGAATCTTTTATGTTTACAGCATCAGACGCACTTTTTAGATTTAGAATAGTAGAGTCTGGTAATGATAATGACGCAGAAATATTTATAGACGATATACAGCTTTACGAGGTAGTAGACCACAGCTACAAGCTTATGGCAATAAACGACACAATCCCATCTAAAAGTGTAAACACAGAGGCAGTAGGGAGTGAATTAGCGTCTGAAGGTGACTTTGAAAACGCTGGTGCTGCTTGGTCAACCTCAAGTAGTACAATTACAGCAACAGTAAACACTGGTGCTTTTGTATCTACGGGCGACTCTGATGGTGGCTTTAGTACATGTTCACAATCTGAAACTTTAATAGCAGGCAGAACCTATAAATTACAATTTGATGTGACAGCAGTTACAGGGAGTCCAAGTGTTCATAATTATTGTGGAGCTTTAAATAAAAGTTTAGGAACAGCATCTGTTACAACATTTACTGATACTTTTGTAGCTAGTTCATCTGATGCAAGTGAAGGTGGCATTGATGTAAGAACTATTTGTGCTAATGGTGAATCTGTAACTATAGATAATATATCTTTTAAGGAAGTTTTTGGATACGACTACTACAACGCACCAACGTATAAATTTGGCATTGTATCAAGCGTGTACGACCAATCTACTGGAGCAATGAAAACCTCAGGAGTGGCAGGAGATGAGGTAGATGTAACAGTACAAGGTGAGTGCACACTGCGTAAATCTGGAACTTATAATACAGTAGCAGGGTACGATATTTCTCAAATAACTGCAAGTGGTGATGCAATAGATAGAGGTGATGACCTTGCAAAGCCAAATCAAGTGGGAGTTATTGCAGAAACTAATGCAAATGAATCAGCAACCCAACCTATAATATTATTTCAAGGCGTAGAGTTTTCAGAGCATTTTGTACATAAAAACTCCCTACAGGTAATGGCTAAGTGTTCAGAGACAATAACAAAATTTAGACCAGTGTCACTATATTTGGACTCAAATGGAGACCTACTTTGTAGACACGATGATATTCCAGCAGAGCTACCTGATGCAGACACAGACCACACAGGCGTTGACCCAGGTAAATGGGGCGTAGCCGAACTAGGTGGCGTAAGTGGAGACATAATCCCAGTTACAGTAGCAGGGAAGACTCATATTAATACATCTCAAAACAGAACAGCAGGTGGAATCATAACAAGGGTCAGAGAAAATGGAACAATGTCAGGAGAGTCTACAAATAATAATGCAGTTCCAAATGCTATAGGCACAGTTATGGAATCAGGAACTGGTGATGTTCCAATCACAATATTCGGTGGTACACCAATCGGAACCATTACAGACTGGAAACGGACTATTAAGGTAACAGCAAAGGCAAATGGAGCTATAACTCAATACTGCCCAGTTTCTCTGTATTTGGATGCAAATGGTAACTACAAATGTATATCTGATGACATTCCTAATACAAACACTAGTTTTGATAATGGAATATGGTGTGATTTTAGAAAATGGGGCGTAGCCCAAGAAACTGTCGCTGATGGAGAAAATGTAGAAATAATAGTGCAAGGACGTACAAATGTTGTAGACGCTAGAGATAATGTAGATAGAGGAGAATTTGTTAGAAGAATTTCTTCTGATGGAACTGTATCTGGCATAGATGGAATAGGGTACGCACTTTCATCTCTTGGTATAGTAGAAAAAGAATCAAGAATTAATGATGGAGCATATGGAGTAATAATAATATTTTAAGGAGGTAATATGCCAGGATTAAGCAAAAAACAAAAAAATAAACTAAAAGAACATGGTAAGCACCATAGCAAGGGTCATATCAAGAGTATGTTAATTAATATGATGCGTGGGATGAGCTTTAAAGATGCTCACAACATAGCAATGAAAAAGGAAGGTAAATAATGGCGTATGGTAAAGTAAAAGTAAAGCTTAAAAAGAAAAAGAAAAAGAAAAAATTAAAGGGTAATGGCGATAAAGATTATAGTCAGGTACCAACCAACAATGGAACAGAAAATCCAGTAGGTGGAAATTAAGGAGCTTTAATGGCTAACAAAGACTACGACAAGGTAATGATAGACAAGGGGGATGTAGTAACTCCACAGGGATACGAGCCTAAGCTTGAAGACAAGAAGCTTTTAAAGTATATGGAGCGTATGTTCCAAGAGGCAAAGCGTGCACGAGCACATAAAGTTCCACGATGGAGACGTAATGAAGAGCTTTATAATGGAGATTTCTTTAAACCCTTTAAGTTACCTAAGTATAAAACAAGAATAGTAGCAAACTCTATACACTCTATTGTAGAAACAGTGTACTCTATCCTAACAGACAGAGCACCTAAGGTAGATATTATGCCTAAGCGTGAAGACCAAGTAGATTCTGCTAAAAAAGCACAAGAGGCTGTAGAGTCTGAAATGCGTAAAAACAAGGCGTTAAGAGCAGTTAATGGAATGAAGCGAGATGGACTCATATATGGTGATGGTTTTATGAAATTAAGCTACTCTGAGGGCTCATTAAAGTATTCTACGCCTAGTGTATACACAGTTTTTGTAGACCCACTAGCAACAAGCATAGAAAACGCTAAATGCGTAACCTTTGCAACACCTACCTACGTTAGAGACCTACATGATATGTATGAAAATGGCAAATTTGTTAAATCTGAAGGAAAATTAGACGAGTATAAGTCTTTTGTGCAAATGAAATCAGACTCTAGTGGTATCGGACAAGCTACCACAGCATCTGGTGGAACAGCAGGCACATCTTCTGAAACAGGTGTATCATCATCTGAGGTTAGAACAGATTTTATGCCACTTGGACCCACAACAGAGTACGATGACAAGGAGATGTATGGGGGTCAGGTACTACTAAAAGAGGCATTTCACTACATTGGAGACACATTGTACCTAACCACATGGGCAGGTAAGGTGCTATTACAGCACGTTGAGTCACCTACAGACTTTATTCCTCTAGTACATTTTAAGAATTATGCTGATGAGCATCACTTTTGGGGTAAAGGGGAACCAGAGATTGTTGAACCTCTAGCAGTAGGAACAGCTATACTGCTTTCCCAAAGCCTCGATAACGTAATATATCATGGTAATCCAGCATGGGTAATGAGTAAAACCCTAGCAAAGACACCAGGAAACAGACCTAGTGACAAGCCAGGTCAAGTATTTTGGACTAATGGACCTCATGAGAACATACAAAGGCTACCAGCAGGTAATATTTCATCATCTAACCTACCTTTGGCTCAGTATATGATGCAGTTAACAGATACTATTAGTGGCGTACACGACATCACTCAAGGTCGTAACCCTAGTGGGGTAACTGCAGCAAAAGCCATATCAGCACTTCAAGAAGCATCACAGCAAATCATCCGAGCAAAAGAGCGAGAGGTAGGAACAGATGCGATTATAGATTTATTTAGACATTCACTAAGTATTCTAGTGAACAATTATGAACAAGCCATCGTTATAAGGAGAAATAACGAGTCAGGATACGAGTTTGAGACATTTCAACCTTATGAGCTAGATGCAGACATGGACTTCAAGTATGTACCAGGCTCAAGTATGCCAGAATCAAGAGCACAGCGTATTGACCAAGCATTAGAATATGTACAGCTTGGACTACTTACACCAGAGCAGTTCTGGAGATGGCACGAGAAAGATATATCTAGGGATATCCTAGAAGAAATGATAGACCAAAAGAGAATGGCACAAGAAGCCCAACAGGCTGATATGGACATTCTTAATAACTCTACAGATGAAAATGAGATTATGGAAGCATTATTAAGAAAGCAAGCTCAAATGGGAGCAGTCCCTGGAGAGGAAAAGGAGCAGTAATGGCAAAGCCAAAAAAGAAAAAATCACTAGCAGAAAAAATAATATCAAAGTCCTCAAAAGGTCGTAGCACTAGGGGTAGAAGCTCAAAAGCAAGAAAATCCCTTAAAAGCTTTGCATCAAAAAATAGAGGAAAATTCCAAAGTCCAGTACACAGTAATGGTTTTAAGCAAGATGTGTTAATTGACTTACATGAAGGTGGAAGAAATTTTACTGGTAATATGTTTGCAAGATTCTTAACAGGTAACGCAGCAAGAGCAGCTGGGAAAGGCTATTTAAAATTTAACAATGTAGTGTATAAGCTAGGTAAAGGAACTAGTCGTTTTGGAACTGAATACACAACATTTGCATCAGATGATAAGTCTGGAAGAGTAAAATAAAAATTTGAAGACCAACACCAAACAAGCGAGAGCTGAAAGGAGCGTCTGAGATGCCAAGTCCATATAATGATGTGGAGTTAACAGATACCGAAAAGGGTGCTATCTATGAAAACCCTGGAATGAAAGAGGACCAAAATCCTCAAGAAAAAGGAGTAGGACAAGATAGTGGATTCGGTGATGAACCCCATAGCGATGAATCTCCTGTAAAGGAAGCCACACCTGCAAAGGTTGAGGAAGACGAGGGAGCAAGTGAAGAGCTAGGGAGCGATGAGTTCAATCTAGAAGACTATGAAGTCGAGATAGATGGTGAAACTTTTGATGGAGCTGAAATTCTTAAGTGGAGAGAAGACTCTGCTAATAAAGAGAATTGGCAAGCGTCCAACACTCAAAAGTCTCAAGAAATCGCAAAATGGTCCAAACTAACCAATAAACTAAGTTCAGATGATGAGTTCAGAGACTATGTAAAAGATTATTTTTACGAGGATGAAAAGGGCTTAAAAGAACTTGGTTTAAATGGAGAGCTAAAGCCACTTGAACTAGAAGAAGTTGTGCAAGCCGAGCAAGAAGAAAAAGCAGAAGCTGAAAACTCAAAAATAGATGAGGTTGAAGCTAGGCTAAACGACATGGAGCTAGAGAGAATGGTTGATAACTTAGAGTCAGAGCTTAATAGCATAGTTGATAACAATACACATATGTTCCAAGAAGAGGATGCAGAGGATGACTTTCTAAGCTTTATAGAACAGTCTCAAATGACAAATCTTGAGGATGCATTTAAATTGTGGAGTTATGACAAAATGCAAATACAGATGGACCATCAAAAGAAAATAGATGGAAACAAACAACGCAATCAAGGGAAAGTAATACACAATTCAGAGACTGTGGTTAAGGATGTATCAACACCTAAAAGCTACAAGAGTATGAAGGAAATAAATATGGCTGACCCTGATATTGCAAAATACTTTAACAAGTAAAGGAGCTAGAAAATGTCAGCAAGTTCAATGACGATTAACTGGGATGCTTTATCCTCGTTAACAAGAGACAAGTTCTTGCCTGTTTTAGTTGATAATATATTTAACTCTAACCCTATCGCAGTAAAAATGCTTAAAAATGCTGAAGTGCTCGATGGTGGTAGAAAGATTATTACTCCACTAGAATATGCTAAGAACACAGCACAAGGCTTCTACTCTGGTTATGACGTATTAGATACAACACCATCTGACCCTATCACTGCAGCAGTATGGGATTGGAAACAGGCGTATGCTAATATATCAATTTCTGGAGAAGAAGAACTTAAAAACTCAGGTGATAGTATGATTCTATCACTACTTAAATCAAAAATGGGAAATGCAGAGCGTTCACTTAAAGATTTGTATGGTACAAAGCTTTTCGGTTCAGGTACAGCATCTCCTGGAAGTAATGAAATCACAGCACTTTGTGGTCAAGGTGATGTATTTGGTTCAACTGGTGACTACCGAACAGAGACAGCTACTGTAGATGCCTCTGCAAGTGATGGTACATCAAATCACGCCCCTGGCAACATTGATAACTGTATTATTGGTTACAATAGAAGCTTAGGTGGTGTTAACTCTGATTCAAACTCATGGTGGGAATCTAAGTTTGCATCATTTACAATGGGTGATTCAGCTAATGATACAACAGCAGCTACTTTTGATGAATTAACAAATACATCAAATGGTGTTAGTAAGATTGCATCTAGAATGACTAGAATGTATGGTGCTTTAACTATCGGTGCTGACCAGCCAGACCTTATTGTTTGCTCACAGGTTTTATACGATGCGTATGAGACTGGATTACAAGCTAATAAGAGATTTGTTGGAACAGACGCTATGTTAGCAGATGCAGGTTTCTCAACTCTTAAGTTTAAAGGTGCAGATGTTGTTGCAGATTCACATTGCCCAGATGGCGTAATGTTATTCTTAAACACAAAGTATCTTGACTTTAAAGTTCACAGCAAGAGAAACTTCTCATTTCAGGACTTTCAAAAACCAATTAACCAAGACGCTAGGACAGCCAAAATCTTCTGGATGGGTCAGTTAGTATGTACTAACCCAAGAATGCAGGGAATGATTGTTGGTGGACCTAGCAGCTACTAGAAAGGGGGTTGAATAATGGCTTATACTTTTCCAACAGTAGAACTATCAGCAGCTCCTAGCGTAGCAGACACTTCTAAGAAGTATGAATTGGGTGCGATAGCTAAAACTGAAGATGGCAATGTGTACAGATATGTACAGTGCGATGTTTCAGATGCAGTAGATTGGGCAGTAGGACATCCTGTAGGTATTGTTTCAGGTGGCACATCATATGAAGCTAGTGCAGATTTTTCTGACATTACAGGAGGAAATTGTGCAGGTATCGCAACAGCAGCTGTAGATGTTTCAGCTTTTACAGATGGAACAGATACTGTATATCAGTGGATACAGGTTGCAGGTAGTGCAGCAGTAACATTACATAGTGGTACTGATGTAACTCATGGACTACACGTTGTGTGGCACGGTGATGGCACAGTTGACCTATTAGCAGCTGGTGAAGAGCATCTTAGTATGGGATATTGCATTGGAGGTAGTGGTACTACTTCTCTTACAATACAATTACAAGGAATGCTATAGAATAACAAGCTGGGGGCAGGGCAACTTGCCCCCATATTTGGAGATAAATGATATTAAGAAAAAAAACAGCAGCATGGAAAAGGAAAGAAGGAAAGAACCCTAAAGGTGGATTAAATGAAACAGGTAGAAGGTCTTATGAAAAAGAGAACCCTGGCTCTAATTTAAAAGCACCAGTAAAGTCAGGAGATAATCCTAGAAGGGGTAGCTTTTTAGTAAGAATGGGGAATATGAAGGGTCCAGAAAGAGACTCTAAAGGCAGAGCAACAAGATTATTAAAAGCCCTACAAGCGTGGGGAGCATCATCTAAAGCAGCAGCAAGAAGAATAGGTACAAATATTTTAATAAGATTAAAGAAGAAAAAGGCTAAGAAATGACAGGCAATGAAATGATAACAAGCTTAGGTTACAGACTAGAGGATACTGGTCATGTTAATTTTGCTTTAGCACAAAAATTAGTAGCACTAAATGATGCACAGCGTCAAGCAGTATCAATGCTAACAAATGACGCACTTGTACATTTACAGACCTCAAGAAGTATGGGAGGTGCAACATCGGATACAAGTTTAGGGAATTTAACTTTTTTTAGCTTGCCAATAGGGGGAATATTTACAGGAGTAACTTGTGCTGCATCAAGTGGGTTATTTACAATATCTTCACATGGACTAGTTACTGGAGAAACAGTGACACTTAAAGATTTTGAAGTTGCTGGTGGAGACACTTTATTTGATTCAATTAATAATTTAACTTCACAAGTAACTGTAGTAAGTGCTAATCTTTTTCTAGTTGATGGTATAACAGCAGCAGATATTACATCAAATTTAGATTCAGGAACAGTAGAAAGAAAAGAAAAATCAATGACTAGAGTAGTAAGCGTATATGACGATACTAACGACAGATTTGTAGAACTAACAACAATAGCAGCTATTGGAGACAACACAGCGTATAACTACGGAACTAAAGGAGCATTATTTAACAACAGACTTTACGTTTCATCTTCAACAGCTACAACAGACTGTACTTTAGTATATATAACATCTCCATCGGACATAGTAGCCTCAGATGTAGAGATAACATATTTAAGTGACTCCATACAACAGTTAATAGTAGAGCTAGCAGAAGCACTACTTTGGAGACAAGACAATAGACAAAATAGAGCAACTGCAGCAGCTAATAACGCAGCAGCAATGATACAAACAATAAACGCTTCAGGAGTATAATGCCGACTAAGATTGTAAATATAAATGGAAGTTTAAATACAGAATCTAGTGAATTTGATGTAGGATTTGATGGGTTTACAGAGCTTATTAATTTACGTCAAGAAAATGGTAAATTAATTAGAAGAAAAGGAACAGGAGCATTAACTTCATTTTCAAGCAAAGAAATTGATACACTAGGTGCAATAACCCATAGAAAATTATCAGGAGCTGTATTAGCCCCAGTTTCTGTAAACAATTTAACCTTTGGAGGAGTTTTAACAGGAGTAACTTGTGAAGCTGACGATGGAGTATTTACAAAAAGTTCACACAACCTATCAGTAGGAGATACTGTACATTTATCAGGATTTGAAGTCTCAGGACTTGGTGAATTTCAAGGAATATATGGAGAGCATAAAGTATCTACGGTCCCAGATGCAAATACGTTTACCATAGTAGGAATATCAGCATCAGACATTGGAGCAGACCTTATTTCAGGCATAGTTAAAACACATATAAGAATGAGTCTTGGGAATGGAACTTTAGGGCTTACAGTTCCAGGTCAAACTGCTGACTTTAGAAATGTTTTTAAAGCAGGGGACACAATAACTATAGGCACAAGTGCAACTGATGGTAGTGTAGCTTGTGCAAATAAAGATAAAGCGTTAACCATAAAAAGAGTAGATTCGTCAACTGTTATAACATTTATAGCAACAGCATTTCAAAATGAGACTCTTGACACAGGGACAACAGTTACATTTACGTTCATTATTGATAGATTTGACGATGAGTCAACTCCAAATAATTTACAAATAACAAGTACAGATTCATATGATGGAAAAGCATTATGTATTACCTATAATGATTCTAGTGTATCACCAAATGAAAAAAGAATAGCATTAGTAAATGCAAATGATTATGGAGATTTAGATATATTAGCAGAAAACGATGATGATTCTTCGTACAATGCTTTATCAGGAGCTTTTATTAGGCAAAAAACATATACAGACGGAATTAGATTTGCTTGTGGGTTAGAACATTCACCATTATTTTTTCAGTATATTAACAGACATCATTTTAATGGCTTACTAAAGCCTGTTTATAATTCTAACGCACACACATTATACCCTACATGGTATTTAGATACAGCAGTTCCTTTGCTTAAAGATGGTACTTACACATTAGAGACATTTAAAATTGATGATGTAGGTGGCATAGCTGATAGTATAAGATATATTAATGGAACATTAAATTTAGAAGACAATGATTATACTTATAAGTTTGTACCAGTTTACGATGGAGTCCAAGAAGAGCTATTAGAAAATGCTTTAACAACAACCTCGACTAATGTACTAAATAGAATCCCTGACAAAAATAATAAAAATAGTGTTACAAGCAATAAAAAAGGATGTATGCTTTCAACTATTAAAATAGATTTGAGCAAATTAAATCCAAGAACAAGTGCAATAAATGTATACAGAAGCACAAACAATGGAACGTACTACAAAATAAAATCTATATACATGGGAGATAACGATACTAATCAGCATCAAATAACAAATGGATATATGGAATCTGATAGAGTATGGTTCTCAGGTGGTAATACGCTATCAGGAGGAAGCGAAGGTACTCACACATCATTAGATTCATCAGTATTAATGATGGATGGTATAGCTTACAATACAACTAATGGAACAGGGGCAAATAACTTTCAATCTACAGGGTTTAAATCTGTGGATTTAGCAACAGGATTTACGGCAAATTTAGGCAATGGTTTATCAAGGTCTGAATACGGTGCAATGAAAACTTGCAAATTTAATCATATATCTGAAGAAACAGAATCTATATTAGGAGGAGATGATAGCTGTACAGGAGGCTCTCCTAATGGAGGGTGGTATTTTGCAAGCACAGATGAAAAAATACATGATAGTTTAGGAAGTCCAATACCATTTGATATAACTAACTATGATGGCAATATGGTTAATGATGATGCAATTTATACTACAGGTAATCCTTTTGGTCATCCTATAGCTGATGCTGCTTCAACAGGACTAGATTTAATAATATATAATCAAGGGGACTCTAGAAATTTAGCAGGTATATCACACCAATTAAATACTGGTAGTACGGATTTAACAGGAAATTTCATAATAAGTGGATGGGTAAGAGCAGTAGGCTTAGATGCACCAGATGCTCACTTTTATAGTTATTTAAACACAGTAGGCTACACCACAGCAGACCCTAATTCATCAGGTTTAAAAATAGTAGCTAGAGGAAAAGGTGAAAAAAATGGAAACATTCCTTGGACATATTTTCAATATAAAGTCACATTATCAAGTGATGATTTATTTTTAGCAACATTTATAAACATTCCAGATTCTATGCCTGATGACACAGCCTCTACAAGCTCACCTCAATCAAGATGTGTTCAATATTGGGGATTATCTTTAAGAGAGGAAGTATCAGGATTTGAACTATCTAAAGGATTAAGAGGTTTTATGGGTGAAAATGTTATAGCGTCTTCAGAAATAAAAGATTTGCAATTTCCACCTGGGACTTTAAAAGGCAACAGAATACAAGACGATTCTACTAATCGAGGTTCTTTTATGCCAGTTGACGTAGATGATGACAGAAGTTACATTTCAGACAACTATGGACCTTTTATAAAATGTGTAGATGGTGTCCCAGGAAATTCGGTAAGTGACAATAATAAAGATAGTTTTATTTTTGGTAGCTCAAACTATCAATTTTATTGGGATAACGACAATACTTCATCATATGTTAAAATGGACTTTTTTGACCCTGGACTCCCAGACGGAGCTAGACATTCAAATGAAACATCTACATCAACAGACGTTAAATTTAAATACGCTACAATGCTTAATGGTAGACAGTTTGTAGCTAATGTAAAAATTACTGCAGATGACAATTCAGAAGAATATCCTAACTTTGTTATGTTTTCAAACCCAGGTTCTCCAGATGTAATACCTACAAGCAACTTTATAAAACTAGATGACTTACAGGGAGGTGAAATAGTAGGAATAGAAACTTTAATGAGCGATATTGTCGTGTTTATGACAAGAGGAATATTTAGAATTAATGTACCTAGTGGCGACCCAACCAACTGGAGCTTAGTAGAATCTCATCCTAATATTGGGTGTTTACACGACAGAACAATAGCGAAAGGACCTAATGGAATTTATTTTGGTTCAAAAAATGCAATTTACTTTTTAGATTCAGGATTTACAGTTCAGTCAATAACAGAGCCTATTAAATCAGCGTGGCAAACACAAACAGCAACCTTTAACGAAGAAAAATTAAATTTACAATACGACCCTAAATATAATCGCTTGTATGTTAGTTGGTTTCCACAGCCTTCAACTATTATGTATGTATTTGATATAACAAGACAAGTATGGTATCAATATTTATATAGAGGTAATACCACTGGAATAAAACATATGTCTTTAAATCACAACAATGAACTAATATTTATTGACAGGGGAACAAATTCAAAATTACAGTTAGCTGAAGGTAGCAATTATAACGATTGCAATAGTGCAAGTAATCCTGTTGAAGTTACAATGAAAACAGGAAAGCAAATACTTTCAACATTAAATAACAAAACTAGAGTTAGAAGAGTGAACACTATTACAGAAAGAAGTGGTGGCTCAAGAACATTAGATTTAGATGTAATTACAGACCAAGGAACGCAATCTAAAAATTCATATTTAAATGGGACTCAATCAACTAGAGTTCAAAGCACAGGCAAACACGTTCAAATTGAAATTAACAACGATGGGGATTCTCAAGACAATAACAGTTATGAAATTAAATATGTGGATATAGAATATGAGTAGTATAGGATATAAGTCAACAGACCAAGAAATAAATAAATTAATAGCACGACTACAACAGATAATATCTGAGTTAGAGGCAAGAATAAAAAAATTAGAACAAGGAAGTTAATATGACATGGGATAAATTAGTAGATAGATGTTTACTCTTTACAGACGCACCAGGTGGTTTGCTAAAGGAGCTTTTAAAAGAGGCAGAGCAAGAGCTGTCTCATGAGTTAGAGCTGTATGACGCATTGTACACTATTCAGGTATCAAACACACTTACTGGTGGTGGTATATCAACTCATGCAACATCTCAGCAGTACGTTGACAGGAACTACTTTCATTTGCCTCCAGAGTATGTAAGAGATGTAGCTGTTTATCATGAAGGAACAAGGTTAAAAAAATTAACAGAAGATGAAATATACAGGCAAAGTAACGACAATACAGTACCAGGTGGAACCCCTACAGGATATTCAATAGCAGGTGAGTTCATTGTATTTAATAGAGCACCAAAACAGTCAGATAAATTTTTACTACACTACAAAGAATCACTAACAAATAGAAGTGCAGATAGAGTTTTAACAATTTTATCTTATGTTGAAACAGGTGCAGATAATAATTTTGTAATGTTAAATACAGAGCACAGTTCAGAGCTAGCAGGATTGCAGTATAGATGGGAAAAAACTTCAGGAGCACTAGCAGCACCAGGGTCAATATTAGGGCAGCCATTTGGTTTTATTACAGGAATACCAGGCTTGCCAGACAAAGGTGATACAAATAATATACATGATATGGGTGCATCAGTAGGTCAGCTAGACAGCAACAATGGATTGTCAATATATAAAGTAACGCAGAAACTAGGTTTAGATGCAGGTGCTAATCCAGAAGGCTCTAGGCTCGCTAATGGAATTACATCAATTAATGGAAGTATGATGATTATTAAAAACTTCAGAAGCATTGCACCATTAATACCAAACAGATTTCATGCAAGCTTATGCGACTACGCAGTAGCACTAGCAAACGCTAAATCTTCACCAGAACTATATAACACCTATTGGACAAAATGGTCTTTAAGTATGGATAAATATGTGAACCAATCATTAGATAGAGACCTTATGCATAGTATTAAGGAGGAAATCTAATGTCATTCCCAGTAGTAGCAGCAATAGCAGCAGCAAAATTAGCACAAAAAGCATTGCAACGTAAAAAAAACGTAAAAGCATTAAAATCACAAAGAAAAGAACAACTTAAAGGATTAGACCAAGCAGCCCAAATGACTGCAGAAGAGCAACAAGCAATGTCTAGAATGCGTAGAGGTGCAGAGCAAGGAACGATGGATGTTGATAGATTAAATATGCAAATGGCACAGCCTTTATACCAGCAGGGCGAAGCTCAAGAAGCACAGGCAATGCAAAGAATTACTCAGCAAGGATTAGAAGGCTCAATAATAGCACAGGATGTTTCTCGTAGAGTGGGTGCAGATGTAAGAGCTTCTATAGCACAGCAAGCACGTCAAATAGCTATGGATAATGAAAAAACTAAAGCAGATGCAGCAAGAAATTTATCGCAAGCACAAATGAGAAGAGCACAGATACTAAAAGAAATTGCAATGAAACGTGGACAAGTAGAGGCAGATTATAAGGCAGGAAGAGCAGCACAAGGCAGTGACCTTAGTCTGGCTTTAGATACAGGGTTAGAAATGTTTGGGCAACAAGGAACAGCAGCAGCAAATGAATATGTATTTGGAAGAAGCTTATCAGATTTTAGTAATGACCAAGTAAAAGTAATGTAGGGGAATATATGACAAGAAAACAAAAAAGATTTATAAAAAATGTAAACAGGTCAAATCGAGACCCTAATACTGGATATCAAGATGAGAGAAGTGGTCAATATTACATCACAGATAATGATGGTAATTTTTTAAAGTTTGTATCTGAAGAAGAAGCAAGAAATCAAAATAAAAAACAAGAAGTTGATGAACAAGCCAAAATGCAAATTCTAAAAGAAGAATCTTTATATGATGAAAAATCAAGAAAAAAACTTGAACAAATGAAAAAAAATCCAGCCTTTGCTATGGATACTATTGATGAAGCAATTAACGAATATTTTACAAAAAAAGCAAAATTAAGAGAGGAAGTTGCTAAAGTTAGTCTAGATAGTGAAGAATTTATTACAGACGAAGATATCCAAGAAGCAGCAAAAAAATATCCTAGAATAAGAAATATGGCAAGAAATTCAAAAAAGGCTATGGCTAAAGCATTTAAATTATCAGAAACTACTGATGCAGTTACAAGACAAGAGGTTATAAACAGAGTAGGAGCTTCCTCAGAATCACCTACAACACCTAAAGATATAATAATGTCTCCAGAATTAAGGGCTGAAACTTCTATGAAAAAAGAATCTTTAATGAGAAAAAATATGGATGTTCAACCTGGTTCATTTTCAACTAAGCCTAGTTCAAAAGAGCAAATTATGAAAAGAATGCCAAAGAAAAAATACAGTGACGATGAACTACTAAGGATAATATCAGGTAAATAATGGCTAACCCATTTAAGAATTTATTTAAAAGTAAATATACTACTTTTTACTCAGTAGACGATTTAAACGAAGAACAAAAAAATTACATACGAGATGAGTATGCTAAATATCAAGCAAACCCAGAGCAGTTTGATGAACAGTATGGAACAGCTATAGTAGAGCTAGAGAATCGCTTACGAACCCCAGACCCACTCCTAAGAACATACGAATCTATAGAAGATGATACTACAGGAAGAGGAGCATTCCAACAAAGAAGAACAGTAGGGGATAAAAGATTAAGAGTAGCAGCAGAAGCTAAAGAAAGAAAAAAACTTAAAACATCATACCTGTATGGACAAATAGAAGACTACGAACCTAAAAATTCATTAACAGATGTACAATCAGTTATAGACCAAAAAGAAGACAAGGGTGAAATACAAAAAGCTGTACAAGAAATTGATAATAAAAAAAGACAATATTATGCAGAAAGATTTGGTTATGATTTATATGAAGACAATGGTAATCAAGCTTGGAAACAATGGATAGAAGCAGTAAGAGATGACCCTACATTATTAGAAAAAGTTTTACAAAAGTCTCCAAAAATTACAGAAGCTGCACGAGAAAAACCTGGAATTGAAGAGAGTATGCTAAGAAAGAAATGGCAAAATTCTTTACAAAAAGGAACCCTGGAAGAAGATTTTTATGACATAGATATTAAAGATTTACAGCGAGCACAAGAAGAAAGAAATAAAAAAGTTTTTGGAGTAAGTGATGCCATAGCAGATATAAAAAATAATTGGGAAAAATATATTCCAGGTGGTGGATTTATAGAAGCTAAAGAACTACTTGATATATACGATTTATCAAAAAGATTTGATGAAAACCCTTCATCATTATCTGACCAAGAATTTAATCAATTAAAAAACTGGGTAGAATATCAAGATTTTCAAGGCACAGCTACATGGGGTGCACAGCTTGTGCAAATGTTAGCACAAATGCCATCTTTTGGAATTGAAATAGCAGTGTCTGGTGGAGCAGTATCAATAGCGAGTAAAGCAGGTAGGGAAGCAACGATTACTGCAATGCAAAAATATTTAAATGAAGGATTAAAAAGAAAAGTTAGAAATGAAGTAAAAGAAAGAACAGCATTAAAAGTAGCAAAAAGTGCAGGAACTAAAGTTGCTATTACTACAGTAGGAACATCATTATCTGGAGACGTAGAAGTAAATAAAATACGAAATTTAATGCCTGGATATGAACAGCTAGATGGAGAGCTATTTAAAATTTATAATGGCATGGATGAACTATCTGCTGAAAGACAAGCATATTGGGGAACATTTTTAGAGTTTGGTTCAGAGCAAATAGGTGGTGTTCCTGCAAGATTTGCAAAGTATATAAACAAAACTAAGGTAGGCAAATATACAGGAGAAAAGTTTTCTAAAGCTTGGAATAAATTAAATCTTCCTAACAAAGAATATTTAATGAGCACAGCAGCAATGAGAGCTTTTAAGAAAGTAAATGCAGGGGCAAGCAATAAAGATATAGAAAAAATATTTAGAACCTTTGGTTATCATGGTGTAATTGAAGAGATGTTTGAAGAAAGAGCAGCAGACGCAGGAAGACATATTTTAAATCTTTTATCGACAACAAAAGATGAAAATGGGAAACCATTAATAGAAGGATTTGAAAACAAAAATTGGCAATGGCAAAATCCTACATGGGAACAGCTATCATTAGAATTAGTAGCTTTTTCTGTCCCAGGCTTTGCAAAAAGAAAATTATCTCAAGCATACAACAATGTATACGAAGCTAAACAAAATAAAAAAATAGAAGATTTTAATAATAGAAATAAAGACTTTGGCGAAAAAATTACAGAGGTAGAGCAAGAAGTAGAGAATAATGAAGTAAGACTTGGAGAGCTATCTAATAAAATTGAAGAGGGTGGCATTGAAAGCTTAGAGCAAGAAGAAATTGTAGAAATTAAAACTATAATGGAGACTAAGCAAAAAAAGAATGTCCTTCAGTTTATGAGAGATTTAATTATAAGAGACCCATCATTAGAAAAAGAAGTTGACCTTGATATAAATTTAGACCAAGAAATGCAAAGAACAAAAGAGCAACTAGAGCAAGAAGGAGTAAGCTTAGAGGGAGAAGGACTATCAGGAGATATTAAGTCTGTAAATGTTTTAGGCTTTACAATGTTTAATAATTTAAAGTTAAAATTTGGACTAAGAAAAGGTGCTGATTTAGATACAGCAATAGAAGAATATTATGGAGCATATTACAGAGGTGGTCTCACAGAAGAACAAAGCGATACTTTTGAGCAGCATTACGATAGGTACGAATCTGATGAAAGTTATAGAATAGAAGTAAACGAATTTATTAATGATATGATGGAAGATATGGGTATGTCAGATAAAAAAATTGCTAATGTATCCCAAACCCTTACAGAGCAAGAATTATTTGAAAAAGAGGGAAAATCATACGAATATAAAAGCACACAAGAGGAAAGAGGTGGCATAGCTGACAAAACTTTTCAATTTATAAGCAATATGTTTAATAGGGCGTTTAAAAGCGTAAACGTCTCAGCAGGAGTAGCTGATATATATAAGCAGGTACAAAAAAGAAAAGAAAGAATTTCTACAGAGCGTGCACAAAAATTAGAAGCAAGAAGAGCAAAAAGGCAAGAACGTCAAGAAGAAAAACAGGCAAAGCAAGAAGCTAAAGAAACAGAAAAGCAAGAAAAACGTGAAGCTAAAGAAACTGCTAAAGAAGAGAAGCGTGAAGCTAAACAAGATAGAAAGCGTAAAAGGTTAAGACCTGGAGTTGAACCTACATTAGATGAAAGATTTGATGACGCACAATATGAAGAGGTTGCCGAGCCAGAGCTTGAAGACCTACCAGATATAGTACAACCCAAACCTAAAGAAATTAAGGAAAGAAAAAAACAAGCTAAAAAAATTAAGTCAAAGCCAAGATTATTTAATTTTCTTAATCGTAGAGCTCGTAAGCTTGCTCGTAAAAAAATTGAAACAATATCTCCTGTAGCGATTAGAGAGGTAAAAATAAAGCTAGAGCAACAAGCTCCTAAGCAGGTAATACCAGATGACCCTAGACAGCCACTAGAAATACTAAGAGATATACTTGGTGATGAGCAGTTCCAGGAATTGACTGGTATATATACAGGTCCAATACAACAAATAGAAACTATAGAGCCACGAATAATAGAGACTCTAAAGGAGAAGTTTGAACCCCTACCATATGAATCACTAGACTTCTTTGATGTAATACCAGAAAAGAAACAAGAACAAATACTGAAAGAGGTAGAGAAGAAGGTAGGCAAAGAAACAATCAAACCTATTAGAGACCTTAAGAAGCCTAAAAAGCCAGGAGCAAGGGTAACTGAAGATGAGACATTTGAAGATGAAACTTACGATGATGTACCAAAACCAAAGCTAGATAAGCTTCCAAAGATTAAAAAGCCTAAAAAGAAAAGACCATCTTATCAACTTGCTGCAAAAAGAGCATATAAATATTTACCTAAAGATAAAAAGAAACAAGAAGATAGATTAAGAAAATCTACAAATAGAGATGAGTCTGTAGCACAGCCTAAAAACCCACCTATAGTTTTTGAAAACGATGACTATAGAATTACTATAGGAAATAAATCTTTTGAAGATTGGGTAAAAGACACAGAAAAGAATTTAAATCCAGATGAAATTGCAGAAGCAGCAAATTGGTATGATGATGTTTACGATGAAATAGCAAATGTTGTTCCAAGAAAAGATGTAGAAAAAGTGTTTATGTCATGGTTAATTGCACAAAAACAAGAATCACCAATAGGAGCATTTGGAGGAACTTTAAAAGTTAAAGAAGAAGTAGAGTTAGATATTAGGAGAACAAAACCTAAAACAGGTGATTATTTAAAGTCAGGTGGATTATCTGATGAAAATATGAGAAGAATATTTAGAGATATACCAATAGAAGGTGGAGTTGGTGCAAAACTTTTAGACTTTGTAGATAGTGCAATTAATTCACCTACAAGATTTGTAGTAGGGAATAAGCCAGAGGGTGGAGCACCATATGTAGTTGATAGACACACATGGAATGGAAGAGGGTATGTTAGCCCTGTATTTTTACGATACATGGAGAAAGCATTTGGTGCTGAAAAATTAAAAAACTTACAATTAGATAATACAAAAGATGACAAGCCAAGTGATACGCAGTATGACCAAACATCAATATGGGGTAATAACTTAACTAAATATTTAAATAAAATAAAATGGGGTGGTAAAAGTAATTGGACAGCCCCTCAAATACAAGCTATAGACTGGACAAGTATAGTTAAGTTTAAATCTAATTATGGAAAAGTCGGAGGAACTATACAAGATGCAATAAAAGAAAATACAGCAGTTATAAATTTTGAAACTGTATTCGGAGAAGGCACAAGCTATGAAAAAGACTACCCAGAAATAAAAGAATTTAATTATGATGACTTAGCAAAGTTTACAAACACTACAAGCGACTTTATTAATAATGTAGTTGACGAAGTATTAAGACCATTAAACATTGCTACAATACAACAGACTGGTGGCTGGTTAGATTATAATATGGCACCAAGTGTTACTAGGCAAGTATTAATACCAAAAGATAGAATAGAGACAGCTTTTTCTATAATAGGATATTTATCTCAACAAACTAAAATCATGGGCTTTAGACCTAATCCTAAAGGTAAGGATATGGCATTATGGTTTAGCTCTGAGTCCTTTAGAGACCCTAAAGTTGCAGATACATTTTATAGAACAATGAGAGAGCGACATCCTGATATTTTTCAAGGATACAGCTCTGGAGAGTATGAAGGGTCCCCAGCTTTAATTGTATATCAAGAAGTAAATGCAAAGGGTAATGCAGAGAAGAAAAAAGAAATACTTGATAATAAAATAAAAGAAGTAGTAGATTTAATAGAATCTGATATTACTGATTATGCAAAAACATTAGATAATAAGATAGATTACGAAACTCAAATCGTTGATATGTACGCAGTTGAAAACGATTGGAAGGAAAATAAAAATGGCGAAAGCTACTTACAAAGGATTAATGAAACCCTCGGACAAGAGGTACAAGATAGGATATCTGGTCAGTACAGGGAGGAATATAAATCCATCCTCGACCAAGAAATCAAACAAAAGCAAAAAGCCCCTAAAACAAAACAAAAAGTAAGCTACCAGCTTAAACCACTAGACCAACCTGCAGAACTACCAGACGAAACATGGTCAGAAATATTTAAACGTAAAGTAGTAAACAGGTTAAGTCGTTTAGAAAAAGTTACAGCAGAAATAGGGGATGTAGACGAACAAACAAATGCCTACCTCGCAGCTGTTTTATATGAAGGTAAAACAGAAGACAGAATAGATAGATTCCAAAAATACATAGAAGATTATATTAAGCGTCTTAAAAAAGCTGGCTTTACAGTAGATGACATAGGAGAATACCTATACGCTAGACACGCAGAAGAACGTAATGCAAAAGTTAAAGAAGATGACCCTACGTTTGAAGGCACAGGCTCTGGAATGACTAATGAAGAAGCTGATGCAATACTAGAAAGATTTGAAGGAACAAAAATACAAAGGTTCGCAAGAGAGTTTGATAGAAAAGTAATTAGAGAAAGATTAAACATCCTTAAAAAAGGTGGATTAATAACACAAGAAACATATGATTTCTTTACTGAAGAGTCCCCATACGAAAACTATGTACCATTAAAAGGGACATCAGAGAAAAAACAAGGTGGTACAGGAACCTCTGGGTTTAGCATAGTAGGCAAAGACATTAAAAGAAAAAGAGGTAGAAACTCTAGAGCTGACAATCCATTTGTACAAGCACTTGTTGACTATGAGCTAGCTATAGTTAGGGCAGAAAAAAATGAAGTGTCATCTAAGTTTTACTTATTTACATTAGAGAACCCATCTAACCTATGGGAGGTTGGAGGTAGAAGATATTTACCTAGATACGACAAAGATGGAGAAGTAGCATTCTTTGACCCCATGACATTACAGGAGAACCAAGTACAAGCGTTTGTAGATGGTAAGCTAAAAGTAATAACAATAAATGATACAGGCTTATTAAACGCAATGAAAAATCTTGGTACAGGAACAACATTTAGATTTGCACAAAAATTTAATACATATTTAAGAGCGATTTACACATCATTTAACCCAGAGTTTTTAATAACAAACTTTGAAAGAGATATACAAACAGCTTTGATAAATATGCAAGCATCTACAGACATAAAAGTAACGTCTAAAATTATGAAAGATATTATGGGTGGTGCACCTATGAGAGCTATATACAGAACAAGGCGTGAAAAAGGCGATGCAAAACTATCTATAAATCAAGAAAAGCTTAACGAATATAGAAAATACTACGCAGAGTATAAAAAAGAAGGTGGTGCTATGGGATGGGTAGCAACACAATCTGTAGAGGATAAACTTAACGACCTTAAGAAAGTAATCGCAAGAGCACAAAGCTCTCGTAATCCAAAACAATTTTTCAGATATTTAGGTAAATGGGTAGAAGATATGAATATGACTGTAGAGCAAGCAGTCAGACTAGCAACATACGCTAACCTTAGAAAATCTGGATTGTCTAGAGCAGAAGCTGCAAAAATATCAAAGGAGCTTACAGTAAACTTTAATCAACAAGGTGAGATGGGTTCACTAATAAATACCCTATACCTATTTTCAAATGCAACCATCCAAGGTAATTACTTTTTATATAAAGCTTTTAGGAAAAGCAAAAAAGTTAAAGCAGCATCAGCAGGAATAATACTAGCTACAGTAATACTCAATATATTTAACAGGATGAATGGTGGTGATGATTGGGAAAAGTACAGCGATTATGAAAAAGATTTCCACTGGCTATACATACTTCCTAATGGTAATGTTGTAAAAATGAAGGTTCCATATGGCTATAATATATTCCATGTGATGGGTAACGTAACAGAGGAAGCTATAGCAGGCAAGATAACATACGATAAAGCATTTACAAGAGTGTTAGAGTCTATTTTACACGCTGCTAGCCCAATAGGGTATGGAGAAGGATTTTCGCAGTATGTTCCAACAGTATTTGGATTAAAGCCTATGGTAGAAATATGGTTAAATGAAAACTTTATGGGTGGTAAAATAAGACCAGACCAACCTCATTTTGGTCAAAATAAACCAGATAGTCAACTATATTTTGATTCAATAAATCCTGATATAAAAGCAGTAACTACTTGGGTAAATAAAGTAGCAGGGGGTTCTGAAACAGTTAGCCCCAGAGGCATAAGAAGATTGGCTGATGTAAGTCCAGAAACTTTAGAGCATATGTTAGATACATTTACAGGTGGTACTGGTAGATTTATAGAAAGAAGCTACAGGACAGGAAAACAACTCCTTCAAGGTAATGTTCCTCCACTTAAAGAAATACCATTTGCAAGAACATTTGTTTCAGAGCCAAGCAAATATACAATGCTATATAAAATGTATGATATGTACGAAGAGTCTGCTAGAACAATTTATACTAAAAATGAAATAAAAGAATTTAAAAGATATTTATCAAGTAGCGTTAAAGATGGAGCTATAGAAAATAAAAAAGCTCAAAGAATTATGAACACATTTAATAAAAACCAACGTGAAGCAAGGGCATCAATGAAATGAAAAACTCAATTAAAAAAATAATAAGATATGTGCTTAAGGATTTAAATATGTATAGTGAAGATGCAGAGAATCTAGTCTACAGGACTGGTATGTCTGAGAGTAACTATAAACACCTAGAACAAGTTAAAGGTCCAGCACTAGGTTTCTTTCAGGTAGAACCAGATACCATTAATGACACTATCAATAACTACCTTAAGTACAGACCAGAAAAATTAGAGCATCTTGTTAAGCGTGGCTTAGATTTATCGGACCCAGAAAACAGCGTGCTTTGTAGTATATACCTACAGGTAGCTTTTTGCAGATATAAATACTGGAGAAGTCCAAAGCCTATACCAAGTGGCGTAGTGGCACAAGCTAAATACTGGAAAGAAATATACAATGGTCCAGGTAAAGGTACTATAGAACATTTTGTAGAAAACAACGAGGACTAAATGGCAATCAAATTCAAAAAGAAAAAGCAAAAAAATAAACCAAACAATCCAGGTCTATGGTCAAGAATGAAGTCACTTGCACGTCAAAAGTTTGATGTATACCCATCAGCGTATGCAAATGCATGGGCATCTAAAGAATATAAAAAGCGTGGTGGGACATGGCGCAAGGTGTAAAAGGAAAACTTGGAGAGTGGTTTAAGGAGAATTGGGTAGACATAGGGGCACCCAAAAAGAAAGGTAAGTACCAAAAATGTGGTAGGATAAGTGCTAAAGGAGATTCACGCAGATACCCTAAGTGCGTACCACTTGCAAAGGCTAAATCTATGACAAAATCTCAAAAGAAAAGTGCAGTGCTTAGAAAGAGGTCAAAACCACAAGGTGTAGGGGGTAAGCCTACAAACGTGCCTACATTTAGAAAGAAAAAGTAAATGGACTTTGTTAATTTAATTGAGACCTTTGGCTTACCAGTGGCTGGCGTTATAGCACTGGGATTCTATGTATCTAGGCAAAATAAATGGATACAGGAGACTCTCATGCAAGAGCTAGAAGAGAGTCAAAATCGCACAGAAAGCATTCTTATCAAGCTTATAGACCAGCAGAAGCGTCTACAAACAGATGAGTTCCCAGATTTACATAAAGAGCTTGCACGATTAGAAGGTAGCTACCATTCAATCGTAAGAATAATAAGCAGTTTAAAACAAAAAAATTCATAGGAGGATAGATGAAAGAAGCAGTTATATCAGTAGTAGAAAAACCAGTAGTAGGAGCGTGTTGCTCATTTAGTGGAGCACTAATTAATCACATGGAGATGTTAAGCCCATACTTAAACTTTGCATCGGTTTGCGTAGGTTTGCTTGTGGGATTACTGACACTCAGAAAAATCTGGAAAGGATAAAATAAAATGATAGCTGGACTAATAGTTAATTACCTTAAAGAAAACAAAGAAGAAATAATAGAAGAAATCAACAAGAAGGTTAACATACCTCTTATATCAGAAGCAAAAGAAGAGGATATATTAAATTCATTGTTTGATGGACTAATGGAAATACTTGAAGGAATATTAGCTAAGAAAAAATAGTTGTAAAAAACTTCTAGGCGTAGTAAATTAGATAAACAATTAACTTAGGAGTAGCGACTATGAGTAAGATAGATTTATCTAAACTAACGCAACCAACACCAGAAGATAGGATTAAACACAGAACCCAAGCAGGGGTAAAGCTGTCGTACGTTGATGCACGATACTGCATGGATGTACTTGATGATGTGGTAGGTCCTGAAAACTGGAGTGATGATTACAAAGAAGTAAAGGGTTTGTTGATGTGTGGTGTATCCATCAATGTTAATGGAGTTAAAGTAACAAAGTGGGACACTGGAACTGAGGCAAACTTTGAAGGAGAAAAGTCTATAGTTAGCGACTCATTTAAACGAGCGTGTGTTAAATGGGGTATAGCAAGGGATTTATACGATACTAAAAAGGCTGGGGGGAACGCTACTCCGAAACCACAAGGGGTTCCTAATGCCCCAGGTCCCCAGCCAGTCTCTCCAACAGCCAAACAATCAGAATACATACTAGACTTTGGTAAGCATAGTGGCAAGTTTATCTCAGATGTTCCTCTTGATTATCTTAAATGGTTTCTAAACCAGAAGGACAATAAGAAGGATGAGAAAAAGTATAATGTATTTCTAAGTGAATACCACAAAAGAAAAACAAATGATTAAGCACGTTGAGGGAACAAGGTATGGTAGGTTCTATGACATTGGGGATGGTATATACGTCCCCAGTGTTACTACTGTTACTAGATATGGATGCCCCACACCTAATTACCTTCTAAAGTACATTGTGAACAACTCAAAGGGTGACTATGATAAGTATTTAGAGACTAACTCTGAAGCACTTAGAGTAGGAACTGCTGTACATGATAGCTGTGAGAAGCTTTTGTTAGGTGAGGACTTACTTATTGAGAACGACCCAGAGGTGCAGAAAGGTGTGATAAGTTTTTGTAAGTGGTATCAAGAGTATTTACCTAAAGTTATATCAGTAGAAGAGGTACTATACGCTAAGAACCATAGACAAGGTAAGCTTATATGCCCATTTGCTGGTAGATGTGATTTAGTAGTAGAGATGAACGATGAGACATGGATGATAGACCTAAAGACATCTAAGAGCTTAGAGGATTATACTTATGTTATTCAACTTAGTATGTACAAGATGCTATGGGATATAAGACATCCAGAGAGACCAATAGATAGACTGGCTTTAGTACATTGTAAAAAGAACTTTATGGGTGCACAGCCTACAGCAAAAACAAAGCTTTTTAAAGAGGTAGAGTTTGATGAGAAGTCTGTGAAGGCAGCTGTAAGATTTTTTTATAAGTACCAAGAAGCCTTTGACAATAAAGGGAACCTAAAAACACAACCAAAATTACAGACTGAATTTAAACTATAGGAGTAGCGATGAACGATTATATAGTAATACCAGGCAGTATTTTAAGGGATGATAACCTTACCTATATGCAGAAGCTTATATTGGCTAAAATCACTAATTTAGATAACGATAAGGGGTGTTTTGCAACCAACAAATACTTTGCAAGACTATTATCCACATCTATAAATAGTGTATCAAAGACAATAAACCAGTTAAAAAGTATGGGATTAATTGAAGTAGAAATAACAAACAATACAGACAGAAGTATAACCCTAGCCAAAAAGTGTAGGGGGGATGTCGTAAAAGTTGAGGGGGGGTCGCCTAAAAGTGTAGGGTCTTCCGATACTATTAATATAGATACTAATATAGATAATAATAAAATATATAAAAGTTTTATTGATTGGTGGAAATTATATGACAAAAAAGTTGGTAAGGATAAGGCTCTTAAGTTCTGGACTAAGAAGCTTAACCAGTCTCTAGTGGATGATATTATGAACCACACTAAGCGTTATGTAAAAGCTACTGATAAGCAGTACAGAAAAAATCCATACACTTACCTGTTTAATAATTCATGGGAAGATGAGATAATGAACGAGGTAGAGGAAGTAAAGTCAAATCCAATAGAAGACCAAAAAAGATTAAGGCTATACAATCAAATGAACAATACAGACTTTCAATCGATAGAGGAAGCAAGAGCTCATGCCAATGGTTAAACTAGGTGATGCTATGCGACCACTTACAAGTAAGTTTGATATTGATTTAAGCTTGGGAGAAAAGTATGAAGACTCTCTTGCTCAGATATTAACCATATCCAAGATAGAAGTAAAAGCAGAAATAGATAAGTGGAGAGATACAGGTAACATAGCTATAGAGATTAGATGTAATGGAAAGCTATCTGGATTATCTGTAACTAAAGCAGACCACTGGTGTCATGTTTTATCTTACAAGAATGAAATTAAAATGATATTAATATTCCCTATAGAAGAACTAAAAAGAATAGTTAGGGAGCTAGTAGACAAAAAGAAGCTAAGGTAGTTATGGGTGGTGATAATAATAAATCACAGCTCGTACTGGTACCCTTAGATAAACTGAAAGGAGTAGCATAGTGGAGATTTATCAAATAGTATATGGTTTTAGAGGTCATCATTACAATGAATATTTCATGACCCTAAAAGAAGCAGAGAAAGCTAAAGAAGAAATAGAGAGTAAGTACATTGATTTAATTGGATGGGTTGGGTTACTTGTTATAGAAGATGTTCCTAAAACGAAAAAAGGAATAGTAGTCCTCTTAAATAACAGCACGATGAGAAGAATAGATTTTATTAATCATTTAGAAGAATATGCTGAATCAACTAAAGAGAAAGGAGTAGCATGAGATATAAAGATGAATTAGAGCTAATAATAATGATAGGAATACTGGTAGTAGGAACTATTTCACTTCTAATGTTAGTGAGGTCAGCATGGATATAATGAAAAAAATTGAAGAGATATATCCAGAG